GCTTACCTTATCGATAACCGGTCCCACGGCTTCCTTGATTTTGTCAAAGGCGGCCTTGCCCTTTTCCTTTACGTCGTCAAAGGCCGTCTTGATAATCGGGAACCATTTGTCCCACTCGGCTTTTGCAATCTGCACCGCGAGTAATGCGGCCTCCTTGATTTTCTCGAATGCGGCCTTGGCGATGGTCCAGATCAGGTTGAACCAGAATTTCAGGACTTCGAAGTAGGCGTTCGCGGCGGCTTTGATACCGGCCCACACGCCCAACACAATGTCGCGGAATGTCTCGGACTTCTTCCACAACAGGACAACGATGGCCACCATGAGGGCGATGGCGGCCACGATGGCCAGGACGATAAGAATTACCGGGGACCCCACCACCGACATAATCGCTAGGGCCACGTTGGCAACCAGGATGGCGGCGGCCAGGGCGGCCACCGCTATGGCGATGGCCATGAATATTTGCGGGTGGTTTTGCGCGGCGGTGGCCACGGTGGTGAGGATCCCGGCCAACTTTTCCATAACGGGCAAGAGGGCCGTTCCGATTTCCTCTTGCGCCTCATCCATGGACACCTGCATGCGGGCCATTTTCCCGGCGGTGGTGTCGGCGGCGGCGGCCATTGCCCCGCCGGTGGTGTCCGCCAACTCGGCCATGATGGCGTTCATGTCCCCGGATTTCACGGTGGCGTCAGACAGGGACGGGACCAACTTTTTTAGCGAGGTGGCGGACCCGCCATAGGCCTTGGCCAGGGCGGCGGCCACGGTCTCCACGTCTTTACCGGTGGCGGCCGAAATGTCCAAGGCTTGGGATAGGGCCGATTGCGAGGTCTCAACGTCCCCGGTGGCCAACGCCAGTTTGGACATGGCCGGGCGTAGTTGGTCATCGGCCACACCGGTGGCCTTGGCGGTGGCGTCAATAAAGGACTCGGTGGCGGCCACTTGTGCATCCGTGGCATTGGCCGCCGTTTTCAGGTTGGTGGCCAGGATCGCGGCGCCTTGGGCGTCCTCGGCGGCGGCCTTGGCGGCCGAGAACGCGGCGGCCCCGAGGGCGGCCAGGGCGGCGGCGGCGGGTAGCGCGGCGCGTTTGATTCCGGCCGACATTTTCCCGGCCGAGGACGACACGTTGCCGAGGTCACCGGCGGCCTTAGCCGTGTCGGTAGTGACCCGGATAACAAGGTCAGCGGTGGCGGCCACGGCGTTTCACCTCCCGGGCATTCTTTTCCAACACGGCTATGACCGTGGCCAACACCTCATCGGGTTCCTCCCACCAGTCGGCGGGGGCGGTTTGGGTGGCCACGGCGATTTCCACGATTAGCCGGGTTCGGGACCCGGCGGGGTAGGGCGTCCCATTTCGTCGTCCTCGGCCACCTCCGAAGACAGGTCCCGGACGGACAACACTGACGCCTCCCACGATTCGTAGGTGAGGCCGTTGAGCGCCCCGGTGCGCCGGGCCGCCGACCACGAAAGGTAGGTCAGCCATTTGAACGGGGCCTCGTCAAACTTGGGCCACTTGTGCCGCACCCGGGTTTGTTCCCACCCCACCAAGTCCCGGTTATCGGTCTGGATTTCTAGGGGTTCCTCCCCGTCCCGGATAACCAGGACCCGGGGGGCTACCAACCGAACGTCACTCATTACGCCCCCTTCACTGTTCCTAGTAGGTCCTGAATTTCGCCGGTGTAGGCGTCCACTATTTGCGTGGTGGCCGCCTCCAACGCGGGCCGTAGATACGGGGACGCCGGAACCGTTGCGGTCCCGTATTCCTGAAACCCCGCATATGGGACCGGGGTCCCCACCGTGATTTCGGTACCGGTTGCCTCGGCCCGAATGGACCGGGCCAGGGCGCCGGTTTCTTTGGGTGCGGCCGACTGGGCCCGGCGCTGCACCTCCCGGCCACCGGCTTGCCCTGCCTCGGTGAGGTTGTCCAGGTTGTCCGCCACCCGGCCGAGGGTGGCCCGCAATAACTCGTCCCCTTCAACCTCGGTGCGGAACTCACTCACGCGGCCGTCTTCTTACGGGCCTTGGCCGGTTCCTTTCCGGAGGCCTCGTCCCCGGCGGCGGCCACCACGACCACCCCACCGATGTCATAGGTGGGCGGGCCCACCAACGAGAACTCGAAATCGGAGGTCATGGTTTCACCGGACGTGTCGCCACCGAAGTCGAGGGGGTCCACGATCAGGGTTCCGGTGGCCTCGGTCCCGGCCTCGGTGTTGGGTGTGAACGTGTAGTCCAGTTCCTTACCGGCTTGGGTTTGGGACAGGGCAAAGAATCCGGCGGCCTCGGCCACGTCGGTGTCCATGTTCCCGGCCAACGTGTATTCGTAGGTCACGGCGCCGGGCTTCACGGTGCCACACAGTTTGGTGGTGGAGTCACCCTGCGACTTATCCGCAGCGATCACCGCGTTATTCACAAGGCACGAAATATCAATGGGGGTGCCGGTTTGCCCGATGGTGAGGGTCCCGGGCCCAAGGGGGAAAGTTTCGCCAGGGGTAACGGACATAATGGCCTCTCTAGATTTCTAGGCGGAACCGCAAACCGGGCATGGTTTGGCGGTCCTGAAACGAGATGGATACGGGTTCGGCGTAGGCGACGCGGCCGAGGCGTACGAGGGCTAGGCCCACCACGTCCCGGAAGCCGTCCCCTTCGTCCACGGTGTGGGCGAGGTAGTCGGCGGGCAGGGTCAGCAGCACGTCCCACTGGTCTTTGGCCAACGTGCATAGGTGGCCGTCATAGGTGGTTTGGATCCACCGTGGCCACGCGGCCCCGGCGGTTGCTTGGTCCGGTGCGGAGGGGTACCCGGTGAGGCCCGTAACGGTGGACAGGGCGGCCACGATGGCGGACCGGGTGGCCCCGGGCCGGTCCTCCGGTTCGGTGGCCGCAAACGGCCTCGCCAGACTCATGCGAGGACCACCCGCCTGTAGGCGCGTTCATGGTCCTCCACCAACGCATCCAGGGTGGGCAGTCGTTGCGGCCCGTATTCGGCCGCGTCCAGCCCGACCATGCCCAGCGGCAGGTTGCGGGCCGCCACCTCACGTTGCACCCGGCGCAACAGACCTTGCGCCAGGGGCGGCGGGTAGGCGTCCGGGTCCCACACACACCGGGCCCACTGGTCCGCCGAACACGCATCCACCATCCGCCCCAGGTCCTCATCGGACAGGTTGGTGGTGGGTACCCGGATATAGGCCCGGACGGTAGCGAGGTCCAGGGTTTCCGGGGGCGGGTCAGGGATCGGTAGGCCCGGTGCGGTGGTCATGGTTACGGGATCGCCACGCCGGTGAACTTCACATACGCCGGGGGCAGGACGTTGACGAATGCCCCATATCCGGCGTAGCCCACCAACTGGCCCAACACGTCGGGTTCGCCAACCTGCATGAGGCCGTCCACATCCTCATACCATTCGGCGTACCGGGACGGGCCTTGGATCATCGTCTTCGTGGGGAAGTTCTTATCCACCACGAGGTTGAACCCCATCGGGGCACCAGTCCCACCGCCGGGGTTCATGCCCGGGAACAGGGGGTTCCCTTGGGTGGTGAACAGTCCACCGAGGCCCCCCCACACGTCGGGGGAAACCCACAACGTATCGGGCAGTGCGTTGGCCGAGTTCAGGGTCAGGGCCGCCGCGTCATAGATGGCCTTGGTCAGGGTGGCCGCGTCCCAGGTGGCAACCGGTGCGGTCTGCGTCACCGATGCTGCGAAGTCCTCGGCCGCCTCGTTGTCGGTGGCGTTGGCGTACACCGCTGCGAAATCCTCAAAGACGATCTGCATGATGCCCGGTGAGGTCCACTTGATGTCCTGCCGGGAGATGTTGAGGTGCCCGGCGAACGTCTCGGCCACAACGGGGATCTTCCCGATGAGAAGTTTCTGCGAGGCGGTCAGAGTCTTCTCTGCCGTCTGCTTGTCCACGGCCACATGCTGGGTGATGGTGGGCCGGTCGAACGTCCCCGCCGGTAGTGGCTTGCGGACGATGGAATTGATGAACGGCCGGGCCGAATCGATGGTGTTGAGGACAGTTCCCAACACCGGCCGGGGAACGATCCCGGGGTTATCCGCGAGGAGTTGGTGCGCGGTGGCGCGTTCAATCTTCTCTCGGGCCTCGGGGTCCCGAAGCATCTGCGCCCGGTGGATGGCGATGGCGTAGTCACCGGCGGTGGGGAACTCCCGCGTGATGTCGTACTCATCCTCGGTGGCCTTGGTGGTCCGGGTCTGCTGCGCGGCGGGGACGGAACGCCGCAACTCGGCCACCTTGGCACCCTTGCTCTCAAGGTCCGAGTAGTGTTCGATCCCGGTTTGCAGTTCACCGAGGCGGCCCTTGTCGCGGTCCACCTGCGCTTGTTCGGCGTCGGTTACGTCCCGGTTCTCTTCGGCGGCGCGGTTCACGATGGCGTCGATGCCGTCGCGGATCTCGTCGTACTGCGTGTTCAGGCGGTCCAGATAGGCGCCCATGATTACCCCTCAGGGTCGGTTGGATATGTCCGACCGGGCGGCGGCTTGCCCTGTTTCGTCACGTCCCCGGGTGGCGGCTTAGGGCCGGGTGGCGGGTGGCGCGGGCGCCGGGTGGCGGTTCCTTATGCGGGAACGTACGCCCGCTATTCGGGGCCGTCCAGTGGTGGGCGCGGTGGCCGGTCAATTACCCGTTTCTCCCCGGCGCGGTGGGACGCCCGGTCGGCCGCCGCGTCAATCAGGACTGCCACCCGGCCCCCCGCAACGATCCCGACACCGAGGCCAATCCCGAATAGTCCGGCGCATATCAGGGCCGCCGCGTCTGAAACCCACACGGTCATAACGGCACCGCCTCTCCGTAGGGTCGGTGGTCCGAGGATGCATCGTCTTTCAACAGTTTGCACTTGGTGGCTTTCGCGGTGGCCATGGTGCCGTCAATCAGCCGGTGGCCGTGGGTGCCTTTCCCGTCCGGCGGCATGTTCCCTTTCCACCCCAGGAACATGGACGGAAAGTAACTCTGCACCACGTCCCGCCAATGTGAACTATGAAAGTCCACGTTCCAGTCCGCGACGATGAGGGCTAGGTCGGGGTGGTGTTTCTGGCGCTTGTTGTTCCAGTAATTGGACCACCCGGTGCACGCGCTTTTCCACGCTTTCGTCTGTGCGTTGTCGTTGAACTTGTTCCCGTTCTGGACGTTACTGGGAAGGTGGCATACCGATAGAAATAGGGTGTGCCCTTCGGTGTGTTCCAGGAATGCGGTAGCGCACCATGTCTCATGCTTGCGGCCTTTGCCATCGGTCCACACTTTGGACGTGAGTTTGTGGGGTTCCTTCCAGTTCACGTGCCATTGTTTCTTCCGCCACATGAGGCCCACGTCGGACTGTCCGGGAACCCACGCGGCCCAGTTCTCCGGGTCGGCGTCTTCCAGGACGGCGGCCCGTTCCGCCGAACCAACCTCGGTAAAGGTCATGGTGTTTGCG